CTCTCATCCCAATCAAGGAACAAAAGCATCATCTCCAAATGTGTTCTCAAACACTGGCTACGCAACCATCAAATACTATGTGTACTGATGGATCGTACGAGACCACAACAGCCCTCGAAAGAATCGAGGCCACCGCAGTCCCGGTACTAACTGCGGCGAGGGAGGGGGCCGTCCTTCCGGACGTCCCTGTGACCCATCGTACCACAGCACTTCTCCGCGGACTCGTAGAGGTCTTCCACCATCACGGTGCAAGCCTCGAAGTCCGCACCTGCCTTGAACAGCAGGTCCGAGGATATCTTGACTCGTCGACTGACGAGAAGGTTTGGCTTAAGCGGGCGAAATACCTGCTGACCTACCCAATGGCAAGATATCTTCGGAATGAAGCTCCGAATCCCCCCGATCTGAAACCCAGTTTCTCAGGTCCTCTCAGGGGTTGGTTCAAGTCCCGACTTGTCGCCTTTAACAGAAAAAACACACATCTGTGGTATTCCTGGTTACAGGCTAAACGATGCTCTTTACAGGCATCTGACAAGTTTGTCCGCGAAACTTATCGCGAACATTATCAGCAGCTGTCTGCTCCTGATAAGGGTGTCGATGTTACAATCGACAAAATCATGTCACAGCCCCATTTCTTGGGTCTGCTCGATGAGATTGCTGCTGTAGTCGCCAGCGACTACAATAGCCGGAGACCCCAAGGGTCTTACATGCAGGCCTCCCATAACGCGTGTTTTCAAAAGACACGACGTCGTGGTGGTGCTGCACGTTACCTTGGGGAGATGGCGGGTTTGCTCTCAAAATGGAAGCCTACCGAGGTTGTAGAAGTCGATCCAGGCTTTGAACCCGGTACCACTCACTATTATGGTGATTGGAATGGTGAACTTTGGAGTATGTCGGATTCCTACCAGTCTCGCAGGACCGACAGTGGCTATCAACGGACTCATTTCGTTAACGAAGTCAGGACACCTTCCGGTGCAACCGACTTTGTTGATGAGGTCGAAGGCCACTTCCGACGCCATGAGCTCTGGCGCTCATTGAACTGTACCATCCAGGCTGTACTTGAGCCCTTCAAGGTAAGGGTGATTAGTAAGGGTGAAGCTTTACCTTACTACGTCGCCAGGCCCTTACAGAAGGCGCTTCACGGCGCATTGCGAAAATTGCCATGTTTCCGTCTTCTCGGTGAACCTTTCTGTGCAAGCCAGCTGTTAACATTAACACCTCGCTTCAGTAAGGTCCTCCAACTCGCTTCTCAAAGCGGGCGTCAGGAGGTTGACATTGATGTCTACTATGATGCTGACCTCACTCCCCTCGGGCCAGTGAGTCGGTTCAAAGTATCACCGAGCGGGGAACAGTTTGAGTGGTTCTCGGTTGACTATAGTGCTGCGACAGACAATCTGAGTTGGAAGTATTCCAGTCAGATCTTCTCTCGTGTCATTCGCGGTCTTCCGAAAGCCATTCAAGCCCTCGCAATGCAAGTTCTCGGTCCCCATCGACTCTGGTACCCTGACTCAGATATGAAACCTGAGTACTGGGGTGACCAGACGACCGGTCAACTAATGGGTTCGATCCTCTCCTTCCCCATTCTCTGCCTCGCAAACCTTGGTGTTTACTTGCTCAATACGAACGAGTTCCACCGCGATGCGGATCGGAACAGCCGACTCGAGGCTGTTCTAATCAATGGGGATGATATGCTTTATGTGGCACCACCGAGTTTGTGGAAGTCACACGTCCAAATCTCTTCAGAAGTTGGACTCCAGATGACTCCTGGTAAAGCATATCATCATCCGGTGTACGCGAATGCTAATAGCACATCCGTGCACTGTGATCTTCGGAGAGATGATCATCCCTTCCGGATTGATTACCTCAACCTTGGCCTTTACTTTGGCCAACGAAAGGTTCAGGGTAATGCCGACACCGAGTATGGCAAAGCCGTTGAAGAATTCAAGGTCGGAAGTCGCCATGCGACTCCTGAGCGAATATCTGAGTTGTATGCCGCAGCGCATATGACTCAGGAACCGGATAGTGGTCTCGTATCCAACATACCGATTATAATGTCAGGGTGCCTCCCCGGGAAACAGTGTTCTACACTATCCCGGTACCTGACCCTTCATGCTAAAGAGATACGTGCGGAGTGTACATGTATCCTGGTTCGAAACGGTAGAGAGGAACTCCATACCCGAAATATCTTCATTCCGAAGTTCTTCGGGGGGATGGGTGTTCCTTTACCAACCGGCTTTAAGACGAAAGTCACAACTGACGATCGTTTCCTAGCCGGTTGCCTTGCCGAGCGGTGTCTAGTACCATACGACCGAGCCCTACCTTTAAGGGGTAAGGAGTTCGAGGCGGACTTGGACTTCCGCCCTGCCGCTTGGCAGGACCTCACTGACAATTTGGACATCCCAAGCTTCGTCTTAACAAAGATCAAGTGTCCTAGCCGGTCGAGGGTCCTACTTCCAGCCTACCCGTTCGAACGGGATAGGGTTTCGAAACGCATGATCCGTGTGTATGATGAGATTGACTACGAACAGCAGTGGTCACCACTATTCGGTCATCTTTTCTCTCAGAAGAGAAGTCACCTTGTGACTCTTCCGAAACATGAGCTTGAACTTGATTCAGAGTTCCGAGGGTTCTACGAGCCCAGGAAGGCTGTTATCAAGAACGAAGGTCCCAACGCTCTCGACGAGAGATGGTTTAATCCATCCGAGTCGTTGGAAGACTGGAGCACAAACGAGGACTTTGATGTCTTCTTTGATGCCGAGGGCCCTTGCGACTGTACTGGGAACCTTTTTGGGGTTTCCCAGTACTGCCGTAAGTGTATACTTGGGTAGGGGCGTCCCTTACGCCCAATGGGGTTCTACCATTAATCGGCCAAAACGGTGTTGTGATACCATCACGACTTAATAGTTCCGTGCTAAATTGCCTTAGGGCATAAATGCCGAGAGACTGCACGGTCGACCTACGGGTTGGTAGGATGTACAGTCCGCGTAGGCTTACGCGTACCCCATACCTAAGCCACTAAATGCCTCGACGTAATCGTCAGAAGAAGCGACAAAATCAAGCTCGTATTGTCCAGCAGCCACGTGCTGCTAGTAGAGCTCTACAACCTGTAGTTCGCGAGAAAGTCATTCTCGCCCCTGTACAGGAACAATACCAAATCACGAATTTGGGTAAGCCTCAGATGAGAGGTACGAAGTCTGGCGACATAGTCGTAGCTCACCGCGAATACTTCGCGGACATTACGACTACCAATGACTTCACCAACCGTCGTTGGGTGATTAACGCCGGAAACCCCGCCATGTTCCCATGGCTGTCTAACCTCGCACATGCGTACGAGCGTTATCGTTTCCGCCGTCTCACCTTCGAGGTCCGAACAGGTTCCGGCACAGGCTCCAATGGCCGTGTCGGAATCTTCATCGATTTCGATTGTGCAGATCCTGCACCTCAGAATAAGGCTCAGGCCTATTCTAATCGGAATGCTGTTGACGGACCTGTCTGGACCAACCTTGCATACACCGCCCTTCCTACGGATCTTCAGCGATTGAAGTCGTATTACGTGGCTTCTGATGGTGCAATTGTTGTAACCGACACGGTTCAGGAGAACCTTAAGGACACAGGTATCCTTAACGTGTTTACCTCTCTTGATACTACACCCCAACGGTCTGAGCTCTTCGTAAGCTACGAAGTCGAGCTCATGACTCCATCACCTGCAGCACCCCCCATTGCTCTCGTTGCCTATCTGACAACCGCAGAGAATGGCGTGGCCTCGAATATGCCCTTCGGCGATACCGAAGCCCATTTCGAGTCCGGGGTCGACAATGAGTCTAGCTCCAACATCCTTGCGTGGGATACGCCGTCAACTCTTCGCTTCATTACTCCGTTTATAGGTCAGCTTATGCTTTCCTACACGGGTACCGCGATAGTAACGCCAATCCCAGACCAAGTTGCCGATGCTACTCATTGTGCGGCCACTGCTGGCTATAGTCAACTTGCCAATACCCTGGTCACACAGGTCTTCCAGATTATTGCTAATCAGGGAGATCTTTTCTCGGCGGTTGGTTTGGCAGCAACGACCATAGTTTCGATGTATATTCGTGCCTACTCCCCTGGTGTTCAGAAGTAGAGCCTAGCCCGAACAGTAGCAGATCACTCTGCCCTTTGTTCTTTGTGGGTCCCAAAACCGCGTACAAGTACACGATCACACTGTACAAAACGGTCTGATAACCTCTACTAACCTAACGTCAGCTAAGGTTGACTGACGGAGTTCATGACTCAAATCCTGTCCATTTGCATTTGATATGTACAGAGGTACATAATGCCGGGCTAACGCTGTTTGCGTGGTCTTAAGAGACGGATTCCTTGAAAGACAGGATTTGTTATCATGAATGTAATGGTGAAAAGGAATTAGTTATCCACCCTTTTGACAGCTTTCGCTGGAAAGTTGAATGAACCAATTGTATCTGAGTCGCTGATGCCCTGAACAGGGGCTCTCGCAACAGCGTGGGCGGGGAATGGCCTTTGCACGTCCCCTTTTTGAAATACGCCCTGATACCGCGGCCCGTGGCTGAGAAGCCACCAACCACTCCAAACAGTCTCGCAGTGCGTGGAGACTGGGTTGCTTCCTTTGTGTAGTACGGTGACTACTTCGGAT